CTGGTATATTAATTAGAGAAGTTGATTTAACTATTGGTAATGTAGATCCAACAACTGGTAAAATAGCTGGTATTGTTGGACCATTTGAAAAAGGACCAGTAGGTGACCCCACACTAATAGCAAGTGAAAAAGATTTAGTTGAAAAATTTGGAAGACCATATGACACAGACAATCAATACGAATCATGGATGACTGCATCATCCTACCTATCTTACGGTGGTGTTTTGAATGTTGTTCGTGCTGATGATACAGGTCTTAAAAATGCTTTTTCAGGAACTGGTGATATAAAGATAAAAAGCACAGATCATTATAAAGATCTTGGTTATAATGATAATGTAATATCAAACAGAACGATTATAGCAAGAGATCCAGGTCTTCAATATAATGGGATAAGAGTTGCAATCATAGACGGTAAGGCAGATCAAATTTTAAATGTAGATACTGCCACTCCAGGTGGAGGATCTGAAATTGTTGTTGGTTCAGGTGTTACACAGGCAGTTCCAGCAAACACAGTAATTTCAAAAACTGGTGTCGGAGCAGGGACAACTGAGTTATTAGATGGTCATTTTAAAGGAGTAGTTACAGGAATCCCAACTACCGGTCAAGTAGAAGTTAAATTCCTAAGTCATGTATCTTCTGCTGGAACTGAAACAGCAAAAGATTTCAACAACATATACAAATTTAAAGCAGGTGTAAATGTAGCAATACATACTGGAGGTGTAAACACTTCTTATGCTTCAACAGAGGTTACTTCAGCAAAAAATTGGTTTGATGATCAAACCTATGATGTTACAACCGCAACAGTTGGAGGAGCAAGCACAGTTACAACTGCTAAGTGGAGTTCTACAGCAGATGCACCAACTACTTCAGAGTACGCAGCTGCCAGAGGTGGTCGTTTTGATGAGGTTCATGTTGTCGTTATAGATGCAAAAGGAACAGTAACTGGAAACGCAGGTACGATTCTAGAAAAACATCTTAATTTGTCAAAAGCAAAAGATGCTGAATTTTCTGCAGGATCCCCATCATATTGGAGAAAATATCTTTATAATAATTCAGAGTATATTTTTGGTGGAGATGGATCTGTTATTGGAATTACATCTACAGGATATACAACAGGATTTACCACATTTACTGATGGTGGATGGGATCAAGATGCAGAAGGAGTCATTTTTAATGGATGTGGAAAAACTAATTTACAATTAGCAGGTGGTTTAAGTTATGGTGGTATCAGTACAATTACAACTGCAGGTGCACTAGAACCTGGATTAGATGATATAATAGGTGGGTATACCTTATTTGAAAATGATTCAGAAGTGAACGTTGACTTCTTGATTCAAGGATCAGGTCATCGTGGACAGGATAAAACAAGAGCTCTTGGTGAAAAACTAATTGCAACAGCTGAACTTAGAAAAGATGCAGTCGCATTCTTATCACCATCAAGAGATAGATTATTATCTTACGATGCTTCTAACAATACACCAGGTGCACCACTAGCAGTGGACACTATCACTGAAAATATTGTTAATTATTATGGACCTATTAGTTCATCATCTTATGCAGTATTTGACAGTGGGTACAAATACATGTATGATAGATTTAATAATACCTTCAGGTATATTCCGTTAAACGGTGATATTGCAGGATTATGTGCTCGTAATGACATTAATAACTTCCCATGGTTCTCACCAGCAGGAACTTCAAGAGGAACAATTTTAAATTCTGTAAAATTAGCTTACAACCCCACAAAATTACAAAGGGATCTACTATATTCAAATAGAATTAATCCAGTAATTTTCTCATCAGGGTCAGGTATAATTTTATTTGGTGACAAGACTGGATTTGCAAAACGATCTGCATTCGACAGAATAAATGTTCGTCGTTTATTCATCTTTATTGAAAATGCAATAGCAGCAGCTGCTAAAGATCAGTTGTTTGAATTTAATGATGAAATTACAAGATCAAATTTTGTAAATATTGTTGAACCTTTCCTACGTGATGTTCAAGCGAAGAGAGGTATTCAAGATTATGTGGTTATTTGTGATGAGACAAATAACACTGCTGCAATTATAGATAGTAATGAATTTGTGGCAGACATCTTTGTGAAACCTGCCAGATCAATTAACTTTATTGGTCTTACATTCGTAGCCACTCGAACTGGCGTTTCATTTGAAGAAGTAATCGGTTCCGTTTAATTAACTTAGAGGTTTAGAAAATGCCCTCCCGTAAACAAATTAA